CGTCAGCGTTAATGAATGTGTTAGAGCTTCGAGTCAAACCAGCGTAAGAGCTAGAGTTTGTACCGTTGTCTACGATTAGACCAAGTCCATCGAAGTCTTTTCCAGAACCTACACCGTAAGCAATCTGACCTACGCTTTGATTAGCTGAAATTTTAGCCTCGTCAAGACGAGTCTTAAGAAGCATAAGTACTTGCTTCTCGTTGTTAGCATTAACAGCACGTTCTATTCCAGGTACAACTACTGACTGCTCGTAAGCTGCCAAGTACCAAGTCATAAGACGAGTGTTGTTAGTTGCTGAAGTTGGGAACGTATCCATACCTGAGAAAGAACCACCAGTTGTACTGTTAGCTGTTTCAATAGGCTGAGCTTCGTAGACACCTTTCCAGTTACCTGGCTTAGATAATACACGAGCTAATAATACGTTTGAGTTGTTGATTTGGTCAACAATCGTTGGAAGTATGTCTTGATAGGTTATATCTGCAACTCTATCGGTAAATACCATTCCTGCCATATTATCTCCTTTATTTATTATTATCTTAGCAATTAAAAAAAGCCCAAGTTGATGGGCTTTTGGTAACTGCCTGATAGTGTAATAATACTACGCTTTATTTTTTTTAGCAATAGTTTCTATAGGACTTACAACTTTAGTAGTCTTAGCAGATTCTATCTCACTTACTTTTAATCTAAGTGTAGCTAAATCATTCTCTAATTTGTGTAATGTTGGAAGTGTATCCATTTTACCTTTTTGAAGAATTGCTGAAAGCTCTTCAAATGCTTCCTTGTAATTTTCTTTGTGAATTGCTAGACGAATTTCCTTAGAAACGTGTTCAGCTTGTTCTCTTGTCCATACTCCTGCGTTTTCAAACGCTGCTATCCACCAATTGTGCATATATACTCCTTTATTAAATATCTAATGATTCCAAATATAAATCTAAGTCACGAGAACTCATGCCACGAGTAACCTTAGGTTTGTCTGGCATACTTCTGCTCTTAGTGTTTGCTGTTCTACGAGCTATACCCTTACGCTCATTATCCTCTGCTTGTACTTTAGGGTCAACTTTCGGATTCTGTCTTCGGTACATTGCGTAAGCTTCCATGAATCCAATGTGTCTGTAAGGTCGACCAGCATTGTATTCTTCCATGTAACGATTGTTCATGGCTTCTTTAAAATCAAGTATTGCTTGTATCTCTACAGTAGCTGGGTCAGACTCAAACTTAGGGTCATTTGGAGCTGTCTTAAATTTAGGCAACTCACCTTCTTTTTGTAGTTCATTGATGTCTGCTCGGTCTGAGTTATCTTCAAGTTCTTTAAATGCTTGCACAGACTTATTAGTTTCCTGTGCTCTATATTCATTTTGTAATTCGTTAGCTCTTTGGTCTAATGAGTTAAAAGCTAGGTTAGCAATGGTAGATTCTTTTTCATCTATATATCTAAATCCATCAGGTAATTGCACTGGGGATAATAGTTCAAAAGTTTGTAGTTCTTTGCTATCACCAACGTATCCTCTTACTGTAATTGGTTTAAGATTGTCTAGTATGTATTGTTGTTCAGGTGTGTAATCAGAACGATTGACTGTTTGTACTTCGTTTTTGGATTCTGCTACAACGACTTCATCATCTTCGGAGTCATCTCCGTCGTCGATTGTGTATCCTTCATCATCTTTCGCATCGCTGCTTTCCTCATTATCAGCGTCTGCTTCTTCAAGTTCAGTGTCTTCCTGTTCTTCTTTGCTTTCATCAACTGCTTCATTCTCTTCAGTTGTTTCCTCTTTAACATCTTCAGCGACTTCATCTTCTACTAATTCCTCCTTAATTGGTTGTAAGTTATCATCTAAGCCTGCAAGTTTCATCTCTAGTTCTGGACTAGCTGTAAAACCTGGAACTGCTGCGTCTGCCATTGCATACTCCTTATTTTCTTAATTGCATTATACCAAATTCTAGAGATTTGGCAATTGAGTGGGGTTCTGTGGTTGGATTGGTGTAGGGTTAGCTGGGTTGTTTAAATTAGGTGCTGGTGAGCCACTTAATGTCTGAGCTAGCATATTCAAATTCATTCCTGAAGGTGGTAGTGGTGGTCCGCCTTGTGGTCCTTGTGGCATTGGTCCTTGTGGTCCTTGTGCTCCTGGCATTCCTGCTGGTGGCATACCTGGAATTGGCATACCTGGCATCGTTGGAGGTGTTACTGGTGGAAGCGGTGCAATAGGAACGTTAGGTTCTAAATTCTGTAATCCTTGTTGTGCCATCATGTCTAAGCTTGTTCGCTTTTCAAGTGAATCAACAGCTTTCATAACAAACTTAATAAACTTGTTTTGTAGTGAACGTTCAGCGTTAAGGAAGTCATCACTAAGCATTAGTTTTCGTAGTGTTAGGATGTATTCTTTCTTGCAGTCTTTTGGCTCGTCAGGTTCTTCACCATTCATGATTAATGTGTAAGCCATGTAAGCTTTGGTTTCGTCAACATCGTCCATTGCATCTCGTGCAAGTGCCATTGGGTCAGCTTTAAACTTAGCCCAGTTGTCATATAGTTTCTGTGGTGTTTGAAGGTGAAGCATCTTGTAGATATCAAGTGGAGCAAGTAATCCATCCTTAGACAGGTTAAGTGCGATAGCTTCTTCTCTCTGCTTGTCTAGTGGTGGAGTAGAACCAGCTTTGACAGAAACAGCGATGCCATCCTCAAATAGATATCGGTTAGCAGTTAGGTAATCAAATTGTCCATCACCACCGTTGTAAACAAAGAAGTGGTCTTCGTTGTACCATACGCACATCATTTGAGTAAGGAAGTTGTAGTAGTCAGAAGCAAATCGGTCTATAGCTCGAACGTATAGGTCTTGTCGGCCTGCAGCTTGGTTCTTCTTTAATATTGTTTCACCAAGTGTGTTTTTTTCATTCTCAGAAGAATCAACACCAGAAAAGTCTACTGGAGCACCCATTAGGTTTGCTAACTGAGTTCTTAGGTCTACCTTATCTTGGTATAGGAATGCAGGAACAACTGGAGGTGGAACTTGGAATACCATGTCTTGTGTTGCCTTACCAGCAGTCTTAATAAGCAGTCGTTGGTTAGGGTCACCAGTTAGGTTTTGTAAGTCATCTTTGGATAGTCCAGAATCACTTGAAACAACTAAGATACCGTTAGCTTTGTCAGCTACTTCCATAAGTTGTCGACCACGCTTGTTCAATACGCTCTGTAAAGGTTGTGCCTGTTCAATAGCTGATGTGTTGTCAATCCAGTGTGTACCATCATTGTCAAAGTTAAGAGCAATGTAAGGTTTCATCGGAGCATCAAAGAAGTTTCTGTTTCTGTCGCTGTAGACGTAATGTGGGTTCTTGGTCTTTTCTAGTACAACGTCAGCAAAGTAGTAAACCAAAGCTTCTTGTGGTTCGTATTTCTTGTCGTAGTAAGTTAGGTATGTTTCGTGTACAGCTACTATTTCCTCTAGCTGCTTGTATGTTCCACGCTTAATCCCTGCTGCGTTGTAGATAGCTTCTTTCTTTTCTGGCCACCTGTGACACATTTCATTAACAGACATCTTAAGTGTCATGTCAATAAATGCAGGGTTCTCACCTTGCCTTACGTTCTTGTCTATAACAACATGCTCTGGGTTTACTGCGTGTGCAAGTATCTCACCATTCTTTCCGTAGTCAGGGTCAAATTCAAACTTAATTAGTCCAATTCTTTTGTTCATTGCATTTCGAACTACTGTTTCCATGATTCGACCGAACTTTATCTTTTGTGAGTGTGCCATGTGAATCTTTTCAAGGTCTAGTGCAAACTGTCTTGATTGTGGTGTGTCATTAGCTGGACTCACTTCAGATTGTGGTTCACGAGCTGTCAAGTAAGCTATGATAGATTGCTCTGCAATGTATACTTGGTTTTCGATATAAGGCATTTGGAATCGGTAAAGAGAACGAACATCAGTCTGCTTTCCTAAGTAAACTCGTTCGTTATCTCCACGCACCTTAGCTAGGTTAAATCCGTCTGGAGTATCCCAGTAATCCTTAGAGTCTTGGATTCTTTGGTTAAGGTTTTTAATTAGTTGTAAATCATCAAGTTTTAATGAAAGCGTTGGTAGTGTATCAATAACATCAGATTGACCTTGATAGTTGTCAACCCTGATGTCATTCAATGGTTTTGCTACTTGTTCTCTATCCCAAACTGTACTCATGTTGTCCTTAAATTAAAAAAGCCCAGAATAACGGGCTGTATAGTTAATTGCCTATGCCGTTATTATACATCATAATGAAATATTTTGTGTGAAATTAAATCTACCTCAAGAGAATTACATAAATTGTATGTTGTATTTGGTGTGACATGAGTGACAAATAATCTCAATAAACTTGCTTCCTGGCTCATAAACGTCATAGTTTGATGGTCCATGATTAGATATTACTAAGTTCTTTGACGAGTATTTAAACAAAGCTCTGTTGCATTTGTCGCACCTCTTTAAATATATTTCGTGGTTCTCTACTACATTGTGATATAGATACATTGTTACTATCATTACATCCACTCCTCTTCTTGGTTTCTTTTTATTACGTCTGATAAATTAATATGAAACATTTCCGCATCCCCATCTTCATTGACATAGAACGATTCAGGTTTCTGTACCAATGGGTTTGAATTAACTATTCCTATCTCATTGTTGTATGAACGTGCATATCCTTCTAGTCCATATCTCAAAGCATCAAGTAAGTGGTCATTGCCTGCTTCTGGAACATTCACATAAACCTCAGGGTTAATCTTGTCTGTCTGCCATAGGTAGTTACGATACTCTTTGATTAAATTCACAGAGCGTTTGGTCATGCTGATTCGCTGGTCCTGAACAAACTGTATTCCCTGTGTAATGCTACCAGCACCTTTCTGTGCAGGAAGCACGTTAAGTCCGTATAACCGAAGCTCATCTATACTCTTGGGTTCTGCACTGTCAGCTACAATAAGTGCATCTTTGTTGTCATGTAAGTTGATGTAGTCAGCTATAGCTTTGTTGGTCAGTCCTTTACGATATAGTTTCTCATCAAGTATGAATCCACCATTATATTTGTATATGTCAATAATAGCTGTTGGGTCGTTAGTGTATCCAAAGTCTAACCCTCTTCGTTCAAGTCTAGCTTCGTGTGGTATCTCATCTATGATAACCCAATTAGTATATATCCTGCCTTCAACTTCACCAAGTTGTCCCTGTCCATACACTCTCCACCAATTCTTGTTGTGTTTGTGTGATTCTATATCTTTTACGATATCTTCACTAAGTGCTTCATTGTCTTGGTAAGTTAAAGTAATGAACTCTACATCATCACGTTTGTTTAGCACTTCAGAATAAAACCAGAACTCATTGGTTGGATTCCAGTCTAGGAATGCAAACTCTTTTGTACGAACCATGAGTTGGTCAAATGCTTCGTAAGTGATGTTGTTAGCCTCATTTAAGAATAATCTATCTCGTCTAGGACCACGAACCTTTCCAGGCTGGTCAGCTGAAAAGAACTCTATTCTGCTACCTGTTTCAAATGTATATGTGTAAGTTGTTCTGTTCCAGGCATCATCTTTGTAGTAGTTGTGTTGCTGCATGATGTTTAGGAAGTCACGAATAGCACCACGTTTTAGGTGTGGGAATGATTCAGATATAACGCTAGTTAGAGTGGCTACTTCGTCATGCTGTGCTCTAGCTATGAGATACATCAGAATAGAAATAGTCTTAGATGCAGATGTTCCCCCAGCTACTGCTCGTATACGTTTGTTAAGACTCTTTATCTTTTTCGTTGCTGTTGTTTGATAGTACATCAGTTAAATCCATGATAGGTTTGGGGATTAACTTTTCCCCATCCTTACCTGTTAATTCACTCCTTAAACTATATTCATCTTTCTTCTTTCTCTCTAGTAATTTGAGAGCTAAATCAGGGTTTCTCTTGATACCATTTGCTACAGATTTCCTAGCTAATAAGATAGGTGTTTCTTTAAGTGCTTCTTTTCGGTGTACAAACTCAGGAAATTTCTCTTGATATTTATACAGTGTTTTCTCTGCTATGTTTGCCCATAAACATGCTTCTCTATCACTACATCCCCATGCAAATGCTTCTTCTAATTTAGCAATAACCTCTGGTGTCATTATTGTAGGTCTAGCCATCTATCTCCACCTTTACTTTTACTAATGTACTACCATCTAATGTTCCTAGACTAAGTACGCTTAAATCTTCTGTTTGTAATACTACCCTGTATGTTACATCCAATGATGCGAGCTTCTTGCTTTTCACTTCCATCACTTCTGCATTAAAAGTAATAGGCTCGTTACTTGGCTTCATAGCCGCATTATACCATATTTACTCTAAGTAAGCTTCTATTATGGTTTCTAGTAGTTTAGTTACACTTAGTCCTATTCTTGCTGATTCTTTCTTTAGTTCTTCTAATTGATATTTATCTATGTTTACTTTGGTTAATCTTGTACTTGGCATTTAGTTTCCCAACTTCTTTAATATTTCTATACAACTGTTTAAATCATCTGTGTAATTCATAAGGTAGGTTTCCCTAGCCTGATACTCTCTAAGTATTTCGGCTAAGAAGTCTATCTCTGTGTATGTAAGCTTTATGTTTCTCACTTAACTCTCCATGTAACGTATTCAGTTTCTTTAGCTTCTACGTTCTTAGGTAGGTTACCTGTAAGCTTAACAAAGTGTCCTACTTTAGTTGTGTCTAGTACTTCTTTCTTAAACTCGCTAGGTATGAATGCTAGGTCACCTGAGTAGCTAGTTCTTTTAGCTAGTGAGATAGTGTAGTAATCGTTCTTAATACTAACTATGTTGTATTGTTTCATAGCTTGTAATAGTTCAGCTTTAGCTTCTGCTTCATATCGCTCAAGCTCTTTTCTTAATTCTATTGCTGTGTGTAGTTTTTGTTCTACTTCAGCTGGTACTTTAAATTCTGTTAATGTCATAAGGCGTTTCCCTTGTTTAATTTGTTAATACTTAAAGTATATCAATAGTAGTACTACTTGTCAACACTTTTTTGTTACTACCTGTGAATAACTATTCTATATCCTTAAACATTAAACGCATAACATACTCTGCAACCATTTTAAGAGGGTATTTACTATGTATAATCATAACTTCATCACCAAGAGTGGTTAATAAGTGTTCAAATACCTCATTCCCAAGTTGTTGTCTGTTCAACCACCAATCACCACCATCATCTCTATGGTCTAATACCACTAAGGTATCAAAGTCATCGTCTGTATCGTTTAAATAGAATGCACAGTTTTCTTGGTGTAACTGCTCACAAAACTCACCAAGTTCATCAAATGTTTCGCCCCATACTGAAAGTGATTCTTCGTCTTTGTGTCTAGATTGCCATGCTTCATGCCAGTCTACTCCACCATAGGTTGGAAGAAAATCTCGTATATCGTGATGGTTTTTTCCAAATTGCATTTGACCCATAACCGTACATGTTAAATGTACTTATATTATACTCTAATGTTGCATTAAATGACCTGCAATTAGGAATGCAAGTAAAATTCCGTTAATAACCCATATTAATATGTTAGATATTTTTTCTTCTTGTTGTGGTGTCATTTTTGTTTTTCCTTTTTTAGTTTACTTACATAATATACATAAGCATAAATATAATGTCAAGCTAATATATATCGTTTCCCATAGATTTTATTTCCATGTCGGACATAGTAGTAAAAGGATGTGGACCATTAGATACATTTAGTTCAGAATGGGATATGGCTACTATATAATGTGCTATTCGATTAGCTATAGATAGTTTCTTTTCTTCTTCCATTTCAGCCATTTGTGTTCGGTATATATTGTGTATTTCGTCCATGCTCAAATCCATAATAGAATCACTTATTTGCTCTTCACCTGTGTATTTATTAAACACCATTAGTCCAGCTCTCCACATCCAGCTTGTCTTGCGTGCTTCTAATTGTTCAGGAGTTGGTTCGTGCTCTATTACGAGCCTATTCTTATTTCTTTTTCTAATACGTTCTAACTCATCTGCCATAGCTTCTAATCTCTCTCTGTTAATAGCTGCGTCACCACCTTCGCCTTTGTATCTCATTTTATTCCTTATTTAAAAACATATTATATCTTGTTTGTAAAATCTAATATAGTCTATCTTCATCGACTACCTTAGTTCTTAATATGTCTTCCATAGCTTTAAATACTTTATCTATAACTTCTTGTTTAGTATCCCCTACAAAATCTGTATGCTCATCTGCTATTCCAATTACCTTACCTTTTGCATTCAAAACCACTTCACCAAGAGCATAATATGGTTGATTGCGTTCTACATGCTTGATAATCCGATAATTGGGTTTAGGTGTCATTTTACATAGCCCTCTCGTATGATTGGTATCTGTAAATCTAATGCTTCCAGAACAACCTCTCCGAGCATCTTAGCGACCTTAGAGCTCCTGGCATCGTGCCATAAAGCATCGTGAATAGCATCTTGTAGGAAGTATATGTTGTGCAGTGGATTGCGAGTAGGTTCGTATTCCTTGACAACCTTATCTAATGTAAAGGTATCTAGTAAAGGTACTTGTTCTAATTTTCTATGTATTTGTTTATGTGCTCCGCTATATAACAGTACAATTAGCCCTGAATTACTTCTTAATCGTTTACCGCTTTCGTATTGATTCCATATTCTTTCTGGAAATAAAATGTGATGTTTTTCAATTTTTGCCATTACTTTTCCTTTCTTTCGTTACCTTTTTTAAATTGACCCGCATTCATTAACAATGCTCCCAACAATTCGTACAAAACTTTGCGGCTTCTGTTATAGGGTATTCACAACACTCGCTTAGTATTTCTAATAGTTCCATATTATTCCTTTACCAAGCTTTCTATTCCGCTATCAATGTAACCTTTCTTATAGCTTTCTGTTTGCACTTCTTCTATAAGTTGTTTAATAGCTTCCTTAGCTTCCGTTCCAGCTTTCGTAAAAACACTTCCATTATTATTATTTTTACTATGCACATCTATTTCAGCTTTATTAAAAAAATTTACAAGTATCTCATCTATCTTTTCATCTAAGTTCATAGTAATGCTATCCTTTTCTTGTGCCAAAGCCAGAGCCAAAGCCATCGCCATCGCCATCGCCAGAGCCATCGCCAAAGCCATAGCCATCGCCAGAGCCAGAGCCATGGCCAAAGCCAAAGCCATGGCCAGAGCCATCGCCATCGCCATAGCCAGAGCCAAAGCCATAGCCATCGCCATCGCCAGAGCCAGAGCCATGGCCAAAGCCAAAGCCATAGCCATCGCCAGAGCCAAAGCCATCGCCATCGCCATCGCCATAGCCAGAGCCAGATGATTTACCTTTTATAGCTTCTTTAGTTAAACTAACCATGACTTTACACCTTGAATTGACTCTTTTGCTTTATTAGTTGTTTCTATAATTTCTACTGCTTCGGTCAATGCTACATTTACTGGTACAGCAAATTTGCAGTTAATTGGTTTACTAACTCCATCAACTGCCAGTTGGCTTAATGATGCTGCCCCGTCCCAATACCATAATCTGATAGCGTCTACTAATTGCACTTCTTTACCATCTCGGTTTTTAAGATAACCTGCAAATACTCCAGCACTATAAGTTCGGACTACTACAAAATCCATTCCATCTAATTGTTTGGCTTTCTTATTTTCTGTACCCTTTAGTATATAGGTTTGTCCGTTTATTTCTAATTCGTTAATAGTTGTTTTACTCATATCATTCTCCTTTAATTTAATATCTTATCTAGCTTTTCATCTAAGTTCATGGTTTGCCAATCTTTCCATAACTGCTTGAATTACATTGGTTGTTACTGCGTTACCACACATTTTGTATCGTTGCTTGTCGCTCATTATTTAGTTCTCCAAATCTTTTTATTCTAATACCTTAATTGTAACTTTTATACCTTTGGGAACTTGAACAATTACTTCATTTTCTAATGTGTCAGTTTTTACTAAAGTAGTTATTTTAATTAGTCCGTTTAGATAATCATTTTCTTTAATATAATCACGATATTTAGTAAATGCTTTACCAGCTACAAAAGGCATTGATTTACTTTTATTTAAGTTCATTTTATTTACTCCCATCTAATGTTTTTAATCTTTTCTGTAATTCGTGTGTAATTTGACCAACTCGTACAACTCGAGCATTATTTCCGTCTTCATCGTAATATCTTTCAGAATGATTAAAATATCTTTGTGCCATTAATTTATTTTCTTCTTTAATCAAATTATCAAATATGTATTTTCTAACATTTTGAAATGATTCACTTACGCAAGAATTTTCTGTATGTATATCTTTTGTATATTTATCAATGTCTATTACAGGTGATAAATCGTGAATTAAATCATTTAACATTGTATCTATCTTAAATAAAATTGATTGATTTCGTATTACTTCTTTCATAACAATTTTCTCCATATTTCAGTTAGTGTTTTACTCATTTTGTTTTCTAATTCAATTCCTACCATAACTATTAATTTAGCAATTTCATCTTCATTTAAAGTAATACTATGATGTTTTTTAATTTTTGCCATGTCTTTTCCTATATCTTATAATTTGTATTATCGCAAATGTTATAAGATATATTAAACCCAAAGCTCCTATTAACATTGCTACCAATGATGCTACTACACAACCAGCTATTAACCAGTACATATAACCCCCTATATTATTTTAAACTTTACTAATTCTCCTGTGGTGTTGTTTTGGTAATAACCATACTTGCCTTCTATTTGAAGTAACTTATAACCTTTTTTACTTACTTTACCACCTAAGTATCCTGCTTTTTTAGCTCTGTCTTTGTCTGCAGCAAATCCACCTGTTGTTCCTAATTTTCCACCAATCTTACCAATGTTTTGGTAAAAGTCTTTTCCGTATTTCTCTTTATTCCTTTTAGCAGCTTTGATGCCACCCTCTTTAGTTCCTGCCATTATTTTCCTCCATTAATTTTATCTGCCCAACCTGAAGTTTTTTTAATTTTCGGTTTAACAGTTTTCTTTTCTTTAACTATCCAGTAATAAATTACTGCACCTAATCCAAATAAACCACCACCTAAAATACCTAAATAAGGGTTACGGTTTCTATTTTTTGCCATGTTATAACAAACAATAGCCCAAATCCAACCATAGTATACATATTGTTGTTGCATATTTATCCTATTAATAATCCTAAAGATACTACGATAGATAATATTCCTAGTAACCAAAAGACCTTAAAACAAATTAATATTATTAGTAACCAAGCTATTATCCAAAGCATTACATTTCCTCCAATTCGCCTTTAAATTCTTTTTCGTATTGTGAAACAAAAGCTAATGCTATATCAGCTAATATTGCTAGTTTTTCGTCAATCCAATCTTCGTCTGGGTAATCTACTACAAACTTGTACTGATTAACTATGTTATTTAAATCATCTTGATATGTTAATGTTATTTTGCCCACTGTTAAATCCTTTCTAAGATTTCTAAATCACTTATTGGTACAAGATGTAAAACTACACCACTACCAAGTGTTTGTTTATCATATTTTTTAATATCTTCTCCTGACATGTAGTAATCATTTGGATAATATAATTTACCTGTTTTATCTTTAGCGATTATATTAATCTGGTTATGAGTTCCCACACGATAACTTGCTATTCCCACTACTCGCTGCTTCCAGCGTGGTTTTTTAATCTCTATATATTGGACTGGTTGTAATCTTGGTAATTGCATTAGTAGGGTACATCTTCCATATTTACTGTTCGACCATCTAATAAGTTAAAGTATACTGGCTTTTGCTTAGCAGATTCACCAATTGCCTTAATCTTATCTACAGCATCTTTAACTTTAAATACTGGTATCTTCTCTGGTCTAAGAGTCAAATGCTCTTCTACCCAGTTATCTATATCATCAGCTGAATCAAATCCTGATACATCACTAGCTTCACGTCTAATCCACTCTACTTGTTTCTCGGTAGCAAATCTCATGCCACCATTTTTTGGTGCTGGATTAAATGCAGCTTTAGTCATTTCGTCTGCGGAAGCTATAGATTCTATAACTCCAATACCCATAAACCCTAATGCTCTACCTACTGCCGATGTTTCTGCATTCTCTAGTGCTGCAGTTTTATTTACCATTCCGTCACCAATAACTGCCTGAGAATATCCTGTAAAGCTTCTAACACCATCAGGACTTACTTTAGCTTTTACTATGATGTAATCGCTGGTTGGGTCAGATACTAGCTCGGTAGTTATTGAACCCTCTGGGTAAACCTCGTTAAAGTAGGTGACTCTATCAGATACTAAAACGTAATCTTTACCTTTAATCTTAATTGCTTTGTTTACTAAACTCTTTTCACTCATTAAAATGGTGCTCCTTTATCTTCTTTTATTCTTCTATCAAACTCTTCTAAGTTCTTCTCTGATTCGTGTATGTATTGGTTAAATATGTCTTGTAGTTCTTGTATAGTTTTACGTTGTTCTTCTAATAACTCGGTAAATCTATCTGCTTTGGCACTAATCTGACCAATAATTCTATAATCCATTGAAATCCCTCCAGCTGTCGTATTGAAAGTCGCTGTCATCTAAATCGTCAACATACTGTTCAAAGAACTTGTTTTGTTCGTGTTCTGCAATGCCTGCACATTGTTCTTCGTCGCAAGTAAACCAACCTTCGTCATTGTCTTTCCATTCGTGGTCACATTTAAATTTTATTGTAATGTCATCATCTTCGTAGTAGTCATTTAATGACCATGAAGAAGTTTCTATTACTCTTACATTAATTTTCATAGGTGTTTCCTCCTTACCTATTAGTTATACTTAGCGTTTCCTAAGCTACCTTAATAATACATAGTCATAACAACTATGTCAAGTACTTTTTATGGCTATTAATAAAATGTTTGCGTTTATTAAAAAAGGTATATAATGAGAAACAAGCTAGCGATACTTCTAGCCCACGATATAAGAAAAACCCCTCGTAAAAGGGGTTTAAGCAATACTTCCATTATTATGGTAAAACATTGCACTTATGCTGTCAAGCACTTTAACTTTTCATTATTCAATCTGAATTACTTCTGGTATCCCTAGCCATAACTAAAGTGTTACAAATAGGGCTTCTTACAAGTAATTTAGTAGGGGTTTTGGGAACAGAACGGAACTGTCAACGAGGAATTAGTCCATCAATGGAACCCTAATAATAATTGTTAAAGTCATCAATGTTGTTTATGCCCACATGCAAGTAGTAGGGAATGAACCGATAATGGTAAAATATATTTATGATAAAAAAACAAGGAAAAGTAGCACGCAAGACTAATGCTGCAGTAGCTAAATGGAGAAAGTTAAATCCACCAAATCATCAGGGTTATTACATTTGTTACTTATGTCATAGATGGATACCTGCTAATGAAATGCAAGTAGAACATGTTAAATCCAAAGCTAGACACCCAGACCTTAGAACCGACTTAGATAATTTACAACCTGCCTGTAGCTCATGTAATGCTAAAAAGGGCAGTCATGACGCATAAACGTAAAAAGACCTGCGTAAAGTGTTTAAAATTAATTGTAATCTATTGGGAAGATGACAAGGCTTTTGTGGAGAAAATTCTATGTGATGATTGTGCTATAATGCTTATGAAGTAACCTAACTTACTTAGCACAACCCTCTACGATAATTACATCTTACACAACTACAGCTGGTTAGGCAGCCTTGATAAACTTCAAAGGAAATGCTAGAATAACAAATGAGTTATTTGGCGTTTCCAACAACTCTTCAGACCCTCCAAAACCGAGGGTCTTTTATGTTGACAAAGCTTTTTTTATGATTTATATTACTTATGTCAATAAAAGAAAGGAAACGCTTAAATGACAAAAAAAGAACCTAAGGTATACGAAACAAGTAAATTAAACATACCTAAGATACTTGCATATATTGCATTGGTAATATGTGCCATTATTGGTATTAAAACGCTTCTAAACAGTCGTAATGAGGCCGTAGCATATGTATTTTCAGTAATCATAACGCTCTTAATAGTTCACACTATCCTAAATGAGTGATATAGCCTTTTTTCTAGTAGCTTTGATTTGGCTAGTATCAAAGTTCACAAAACGATAAATGTTATAATAGTAATGTTCAAAAGGAGAACAGTGCTTTTAAAGCACACCCATGAAAACAATATATAACGTAGTCGGAGCAGTATTGGGCATCCAATTTGCTATAACTACTAAACAATATGATTCGATTGATTTCAAACTATACTACGAAGCTTTACCATCAGAGAAACAATTTAGACGTTAGGAATATACAATTTACCATTAAATCGGGTTTCATATCCGTTATGGGTCTGTATAGTTATTTGCTGTGTGTCAAATGGAGCATCGCCTTCTTGGTAATACACAGCTCCTAGCCCTTGTTGCCAGTTTTCCCAGGCTTGGACAGGCATATCGGTCATTTCATCAACTCCAGAGCCATAAGAAGGTACAGCACCGTCTATGCGTGCTAGACAGCCAAATGATTGAGCTATGATAAACCTAGCACCTGAATAGTTGTGTGCAGTCCTTGCTGCGTACTCGTGTCTGTGAACGTGTCCAAATAAGGTAGAAGTTTCTTCATCTTTTACTATAGCGGCTGCTGTCTTACCAGCTGGTCGGACAACGTGTCCATGTATAGCTTTTAATCTTTGGTTAATCCAATATTCATTCGCTGGATACCCAGAACGATATTCACAATCTACATCTGCTAAGTTAAGTAAGAAAGGAATGGTAAGAACTCTCTCAGTAGTGCCTGCTTGTCGCACTCCGTAAAGCTTCTCAGCGTATTGCATGATGTACTTGCTGAGTCGTAATTCATGATTGCCTGCCAAATATACAATTTTAGTGTCTGGAGCATTAGCTCTAATTTGAGCAAGAAATTGATGCACATAATCTAGAGTTGCATTCAAAGTTTGTCCAAAGCTACTTTCTTGTGCATACCTACCAAATTGAGGAAGGTCTAGGTTATCTCCATTTAATATTACTTGGTCTGGTTTAGTATCTTTAATAATTTGAAGAGCAATGTCTAATGCTTTTGTATCGTGAAGTGGGTCAAGAGTACCGTCCTCGTAGCGTCTAAAACCTGCTTGTATATCTGGTAAAACTATAGCTAATTTCTCGTTAGAAACCTTCTTGTTTGATTTAGTTGGTCGAATAATAACTGGTTTGGCTTGGGATATGAACATATCCTCAGTCAGGTCAGTAGGCTTTGGTACATATTGAACGCTTACAAGGTCAGCTGTTTCAAACTCACCTTCTTCATTTTTCATGTATCCTTGATAAAGGTTTACTCTGTTTATTTTTAAAATATCGTTAGGGTCTATCCCACTACGCTCGAATAATTCAGCCAACTTATCTGTTTGAGGATTTCTTTTTTCTGGATTTCTTTCCATCTCTAATACCTTTCTAGCTTTAGCCTTGTATTTATTTCGAGTACGTCTTAATCCATCCCAATCAAGCCAATAGTAATATCGCTTTAATTCCTCATTACCCATTGTAAGAAGGCGTTTTAAATCTTTGCCCTCCCATTTCACCTTATAAGGCTGCATAGACCCTTTCGATTGTTAATTTATAGTGTTGTACAAATACTCTTTACAACTGTCACTGCCGCTGCGATACCAGCTCCTGCTGCAGCTACTAATGCTGCCTTGCTTAGCTTATTTGGTTGTATTTGCCATGCAGCAAAGAACGAACCAGCAAAAGCTGAAACTACTACCCAAGCATCATGTTGAAGTTGTTTTTTGGTTGGAGCTGAGAAGCTCACTACGGATTTTAGTTTGTTAAACATAACTCCTCCTTATTTAGTTTGTTGCTTTCCTACAAGATGTTCTACATCTAGTTCTGTTGAGAACCTTAGTAAATTAGTCTTGTTTGAGGAAACGAATAAAGTGTTATTTTGGGCTTTAAAACCCTTAGGATTGGAAACATCTGATTTTAAGCTTATACCTGTACCTTCGCCACTGCTGGACCAATTAGTGCTACCTTCAAAATATAGTCCTTGAGAAGCTAATACTCCGCCTTTAGTGTGAGATATTTGATGTGTCTTGGACTCACACACTACAAAAGAGTTTGCAAAGTCAGCAGGGTCTTGTTGTTGGTCTGCTTCAATAATTTGTTTTTCGTGTACACCACCAGCTTGAGATTTATCTAACGTGACCTGAACATGTACACTGGGGTCTTTAAAAAGGTTTAGAATATCTTGATTAAGTTCTTCATCGTCAAAACCAAACATATTCAATTTTAGACTCAATTTTTCATTAGTTAAAAGATAATGAAGTATTCCATGTACATCATCTCTACCTACATAAAATAAATATCCATCGCCATATCCAGGTGTCAGTTTACCTTCTGGTGTAAACTGTGCTAATTCCTGTAATTTAATGTCTTCCATTATTTGTCCAGTTTTTTATGCAACTCGTCAATCTTATCGTGTAAATCACCATGAGATTTTTTCTGCAAAATTTCTTCTCTCAAGATTAGCAAAGCTACTACTGCGGAAGTCACATTAGTGTAATTTCCACCAACTAATTCAATAATTGGCTTCTGGTAGGTCATTAAGACGACACCAAGAATAAGAAGAGCAACAATGTGCCATCTATTAACAGCATAAGTAATAACCGCTGGAAATAATTTTTTATCAATGAATTTCCTCATTGTTTCTTCACTTTAATATCAAAGAAATATAGAATTGCATTCCATATTCTCTTAATGATGTTTCCGTTTAACGGTTTAGTGACAGTAAGACTAATTGCTCCAGTTGATGGTGTTGGTAGTACAGGTGGTTTAGGTAGAACAGGAGGAACTACTGGAGGAACTACAGGTGGTGTAACAACAGGAGGTTCAGGCACAACTGGTGGTTGAACAATTGGTGGTTCAACAGGTTTAGGTGGTTCAGGAGCAACTACAGGAGCGTGGTAACCATACTTGTTCCAAGTAGCTATGTCATAGTACCACGCATCTAGGTCAACGTTACCAGCTATGCCAGGAACGCTTCCACCAGATGTGTACTGGTGCATGATATAAGGATATTTAACAGGTAAATCAGCGTTAGGGTCTTGTCCATACCAAGCTACCCATACTCCACAATTGTTAGTTACTGGTGACCAGTCTTGTGAGTTTAGTGTAGAACCATTCATATAAATCATTGGCCATACACCAGCTAGTTCGTGAACTTTGTTTACAAAAGCAGAACACCATCCAACTGGGTCTGGGTGTTGAATTTCCCAATCAAGAACAAATACATCGTTTTCTTCAAATGGTTGCATTCCTCTTACAAAGTATTCAGCTTCTGCGTTAGGGTCTTGTCCTCCTGCAAAGTGATAACCACCTACTGAGAATCCATTTGCTTTTGCACCATTGTAGTTTTGATTTGCTTTTGAGTCGTAATAGAACCCATCATCTCCACCACTTATTTTAATAACTGCAATTTCATAACCAGCACCCTTTACAGCTGACCAATTAATTTCACCTTGCCATCTACTGACATCTAGTGCGTTGATATAAGACATAATATCTCCTTTACTTTTTAATTAGTAGGAATGTCGCTATCATTGTTCCTGCAGCAACAATTCCACCTATAACCATTTTAACGGCGTTATATTCTCTGCGAGTAACAAACTTTTCATCAAGGTTGTCTATTCGCTCCATTATTTTGTCAAGTTTGTCTTCCAGTTTAGCTAACCATTCCTTTTCTCGAACTGTCATTTCTTGCCCTTTCGAGCTTGATTCAATGCAATTGCGATAGCTTGCTTTTGATTCTTAACTAAAGGTCCTTTCTTTGAGCCACTATGTAATTGACCTTTACCAAATTCACTCATCACTTTAGAAACTTTAGATTTACCATACATAGGTTTCTTGGATTTAAATTTAGGGTGTGACCGACCCATTAAGCTTTTAACGGTACTCATGCTGAGATACCTCCGTTATAACCGCCCATACCATTAGATACAGAACCGCCTTTTTGCTTTTTCTTACCCTTCTTAATTAAATCCTTAACAAGACTCATTATTTGCCTCCACACTTTTTACAATCACAATTGCAATTCTTGCCCATCATTTTAGCCTTTTTGCATTTGTCACAATTGCATTTGCATTTCATTTTCATTAAATCTTTAACTTTTTTCATTACTTGCTCCTCATGCTTTGTAAGGTATTCCAGACATTGGCAATAGTCTTTTTAGATTGTACTCGTTCTGCAACATCTTTTTTGTGATTTTTGATGTGAGATTCGTTATAGCTCATAGATTTTTTATTACCCATTTTTTTTGCTTTAGCTTTTTGCTTAATGTGTTCTTTAATTTTGGTTTGTTCCAATTTTAAAGTTCGGTCTAAATGGCTTTTAGCAAGCACAGCGTCTTCTTTAGTAGGTGGGATTACGCCATGATATCCATTGTTTTTGACTAATGCTTTGACTTTCATATATTCCTTTAAATTAAAAAAAGCCCTGCTGAGGGGCTTAGCTTGATTGCCTATAACCGAATTATATCTCAATCTTGCAAAATAAACAATCATTGAAACAAAAGGCAATTGTGATAAAATGTGGATATGAACAATCTGATACCAATCAATGATTGTGTTCTCGTTGAATTAACCGATGTATATGCGTATGCTGCAACACCAGACAAACAATATGCAACAAAAACAAGCGGCAATGTTTTAGCTGTTTGTAAAGAAGAACACGAATATCTTTTGAATAAAAAAATCTTTTTTGATGAATACAAAGATGGAACACAAGTTTCTGTAGACAATAGAACATTCTCGTTTATTAAATTTGAAGAAATAAAAGGATATTATGAGTAAACTCAGCAGAGATATATGGATTGGTAAAGAATTTGAAGAGAAATTAGATTTAGGAGTAGAAAAGGTTTATCAAGTAGCTAATGCTGCTTACGGTCCAAGTGCAGGTATTGCAATTGTGGAAAAGAACTTTGGTGCTCCAAACGCTTCCAGAGATGGTGTAACTAATGTAAAGAAAGTATTTCTTGAAGACCCTGTGCAAAACATGGCAGCTAGGATTATTGTTGAAGCTAGTGAAAAATCTAATAAGGTCGTGGGAGATGGTACTACAGCTGTAGTTATTCTTTCCTATCATTTATACAAAGAAGCTAAGAAGCTTATCAGTGGTGGACACAACAGAATGGTTGTCGCACGAATGCTTAAAGATGCTGCAGATGAAATTCTAACTCAAATTGATGGTGCTAAAGTAAAAGCTACTGAAGATTTAGTTCGTTCAGTCGCTAAAGTATCTGCTAGTGATGAAGCTCTTGGAGAACTTATAGCTGATGTTATAGAACGAGTTGGTGTTGAATCAAATATCCTAGTGGAAAAGTTTGATGGAATTGGTTGTTATGATGAAGAAGTTAAAGGTCTTTACTTTAAAAAAGGATTTACTAACGAGTATTTAATCAATAACTTTACAGCTCTTGAATCTGAAGTAAGAAACGCTGATATATTTATCACAAAGAAAACACTTAGAACTGCTGCAGATGTTACCCCAATTATAGACAAAATTTGTATTGCAGGTGGTAGAGGTAAAGAAATTGTAATTATTGGTGAGATAGTTGAAGAAGCTCTAGCAACTCTTGCTCTTAACAAAGCTAAGGATATTATTTACACAACTCTTGTAGACGTTCCTGTATACGGTCCTATGCGTTCCTTATTCTTAGAAGACATCGCTGCTTACACTGGCGGTAAAGCTTTAGAAGAAGGTGCTCCATCTAATACTTTTGATGTATCAATGTTAGGTGGTGCTGAATCTGTTAAAGTGACCTCAAACTCAACTTCTATAATAGGTGGTGAAGGTGCTGATGAAGATGTACAAGCAAGAATAGATGACCTTAGGAAACAATTTAAAGAAGCTGAAAGCTTAGTAGATAAGGAAGAAATCAAAAAAAGACTATCTGCTCTAACAGGTAAGATAGCTATTATACGAGTCGGTGCTGCTACTGAATCAGAGCGAGATGAAATAAAAGACAGAGTTGATGATGCTATCTCTGCTACTCAAGCTGCTATACGAGATGGTGTTGTTCCTGGTGGTGGTGTATGTTTAGCTAGAACACATTCTAAGGACTTCTCAGGGGCATTTGAAGCTCCATTTAAGACATTAGTCAACAATGCTGGTTATAATGCTGATGAAGCGTTATTTAAAGTCAAAGAAAGTAAAGAATGGTATGGGTTTGATTTACGCCACTATTCAAACGAAACTGTTAATTTGCTATCTGCTGGGATTGTTGACCCAGCTGAAGTTACCAAACAAACTGTAATAAATGCAATCAGTGTAGTTACAACTCTTATCACCTCTACAGTAGGGCTAACATTTAAAGACAGGACAATGAAGAGTGATTAGTTTAATTCTAGCAATCATAGCATTTGGATTAGGATATTTCTACAGAGATATCCGAGATAAGCTTGATTATGTAATGAATAAATTAGAAGTAACTGAACCTGAAGTTGGTGCTACAAATGCTAGTTATGGTCGTGTTGACTCTTATAAGGTAAACCAAGCTGGTGATGTCGGACTTGTCGAACCTAAAACTGCACAAAGATTAGAGTGGGAAGAAGCGGAAAGACTTAGAAAGATGCAACTCTAATGGGATATATATTGAACGGTAAGTACTACAAAAACAAACCAGATATGAGTAAGTTAGGTGCTAAACAAAGTTCAATGTACAAACAATTTGAGCATGATAGACAAAGAAAGGATTTCGCTCGTGAAATTATTCAACCTTATGATAGAAATGGTAAGCCGAATCAGGATTTTATAGATGTTTACCCAGATGAAAGTAAAGAATATGGTTTTTTGCCAAAAGACGATGATTTAATAGGATTATAAAGGAGAAAATATGGGAAGTATTAAAAAAACTAAAGACGATGTAAAAACTTTTGAATTGACAGTTAGAGAGTTTGATTATTTAAACATCTTAAATTTATCACTAAGTTACAGCATATTTAAAGACAAGGTAATCTCAGGATTCCTATATTATGTTTGTACAACTAAGCATGGTTATTCAGAAGATGTAAATCTACAATTCGAAGTAGACTTAGAAGACAAGAAACGCATACTTAAAGTTAAGACTATACCTCAAGAAGCTGTAGATAAAGCTATTGCTGAGAAATAGTCTGTAATACGTTTTGTGGTATTTGACCACCACTTGCAAGAGGTTGAAGAATTGACTGTAAAAGATTGTATTGAGCTTGTGCTGCTTGTGGAGATTGTGTAATTTGTGGAAGTTGAAGATTGACGTTAGATAGACCAGCTTGGTTAAGAGCTTGGTTAATTTGATTTTGTAACTGTTGAGCCTGTTGTCCGTATGCTGAAGTTTCACCACCACCGAATAATCGAGATACAAGACCTGCACCAGCTCCACCAAGTTTACCTTGTGCTCCACCTGCTTGTGCAAATGGACTGTTTTGTCCACCAATTTGACCTTGTGCATTAGCTCCAAGTAAAGTCTGTAAAGCATTTTCAGATGTCTGTGCTGCTGTGACTGGTTTCAATAGACTTTGTAATGTGCTTGCTCCACCCATTTGTTGGAAAATAAGTGGGTCAGTCATAGCTGCTAATTCCATTAAAAGTATAGGTGTTGATACGTTTTGTGCAGCTTGTTGTCCTAATGTTGACATATCAGCTCCTGTACCTGCAGCTCCAGCTGCACCTGGCATTCCAGCACCTGCTGGTGTTCCTGCTCCTTGCATGTTTGTTCCTCCTGTTAATCCAACTGCCGCTGGTTGTAAATTTTGTACGTTAGATAATACACCACCAATCGCTCCTAAAGCTTTGGGGTAATTAGCTGGTAATTTAGATAATGTTCTACTTAATGGATTATTAAAAAAAGGTGTTCCTGTTGTCGCTTTAGCTCCAAGCTTACTAGCAACTCGAGATAATGCTGTATCTGCACCACTTGGTAAAGTGTTAGCTATTAATCCTGCTGCTCCTACTGGACCTCCAGTTATAGCACTTCCAATATTTCTTACTGCCTTACCAGCAGTACCCATAGCTGTTGCACCAAAATTAGTTGCTGCAGTTTTAGTGGCTGCGTTATTAGCTTTACTAATTTCAACCCATTTAGCTTCTATGTTTCTTATATCTGATAAACTAGGGTTATTTAGACCTTTAATTTCATCTGATACATTTTGTGCGACTTTAGAATTTAATGGTGAAATAGCATTAAATAAATTGTCTGCGTGTTGATTGAGAGCATCAGCACCAACTTTAATATCATCCATTCCTAATCTGCTAACAATTTCATCTGAAATAGTGTTATAAGTATTAGATAAATCTGTTTTACCTGCTTTTGCAGCATCTGAGGCTAGAGAAGATACATCTCTTTGTATTTTAAGTGCATCTGTAGGTGCTAGTTTGTTCAAATTCTTGTATGGTGTCAAAATAGCATTTATATTAGTTTGAACAGCTTTTTCTTCTGGTAAACCACTTAGACTATTTTTTTCAATTAAATTCTGTACAAAGTTTGTAGATGCATTTTGATTAATTTGAGCTTGTGCTTTAGCACCTAATTTAGAAATATCGACAGGAGTAGCTTTACCAGCTCCTGCTGCGGCTGTACTAGGTTGAAAATCTCGTAAACTTATTTTCTTATTACCTAGATTGCTTTCAACAAATTTAGTATTAAGAGCTTCATTTTCACCAGCTTTGGCTGTATTACCTGTAAAGACTTTACTTATATTAGCTGCATTATTAAGATTGTTTTCTCCAGCTTGTGTAACATATCTAGCGACATCTGGACTTACAGCTCCTACAGGTGCTTGTCCAGCAAATAATCTAGCGGCAGAGTTTAAAAGTGGACCACCTAATTTACTTCCTATTCTACCAATTACTTGTCCAGCTCCTTCAGCTAATCCTTGACTTAAAGCACCTTCACCAACGTTTTTAGCTACATCTTTAAATGCTGGCTGTTTAGATGCAACGTTTTCTACGACTTTACCAGCACCTTGACCAGCACCACCACCTAAGATTCCACCTATAAAAGCTATTGCGGATGGAAGGTAAGATAGACCCAATGTTTCAGGGGCTAATGCGGTTTCTTCTGGTAAAAGAGCGGTTGCTAGTGCTGTACCGCCTAATCCTCCAGCGATACCACCACCAATTTGACCGGCAACAGGTGCTAATCTTGGTAGTAGACCAGTGTTTGGTTGAGATGGTGTACCCATTGGTTTAGATTTTAAGAAAGATAGAGTAGGACTTTGTCCAAAAGCATTAGTAGGCACGCCAGCTTGTGCGTTAGCATTATGTAAAAGATTAGAAGTGATTGGATTATTGTTTTGCATTATTTTTATGGATTTCCACTAGTTACTTTATTATTTACACCAAGCAACGCTGACATTGTATTATTATATTCTTTAAGATTACTTCCTGAAAGACCACCAGTTTTACCTTTATTTGGGTCAAATCCATAAGCTGCTTGAACAGCTTGCGTGTAATCTGTAATAAGTTTTTGATTAAATGCCTGATTGTTGAGAGCAGCTTGACCTGACATATATGTTCCTTGTCCAGAAAGATATTGACCTTGAGCTTGTACGTAGTTTGAGTAAGCATTCTGATAATCGGAAATTTGTTTAGAAGTAAGAGAACCCTGTTGTTGTTGTAGGTTTTCAATGTCATTCATTGTCTTTTCAGCGTTTTGCATTATCTGAGCAGCATTAACAGCAGCGTCATTTAACTGTGTAATGTTTTGACCCTGTGTAGTGGTTTCAGCACCTGTCTGTGCACCAGCCTGAGCTTGTGTAGCTTGTAATAGATTATTGTACTGATTAACTGCAGCATTTTGGTTAGATAAAGTGTTTCCAATATTACCAGCCATATTCTGATAAGCGGCTTCTGTTTGTCCTGCCGTAGCACCGTAATAGTTTCCACCTTGTGCGGCAGCTTGT